GTCGCTGCAGCAACGGGATTAGAGGTGTTATTGACCTCTGGTTCTGATGCCTTAGCTGGTGCTATTGAGAGAAGACTGATAAGGAGACAGTAGTAGATTCCTGAGCGATAGTTCGGTCTATCTCTGTCTTTTCTATGATCTGACTTGCTTCTCTCGATACTACTTCTAGTGAGAAGTCTGAGCCAGCTGTTGTAAGAGTGAAGATTGAATCCTCGTCTACTATTCCTCCAGAGCTTGCTGAAGTGTGGGTTATGTTGTCCCCAGACCATTTGTTTAAGGCTGCTCCATAGGTGGTTGTTACGATCTCCTCTTCTATATCTACTGTTGTAGTTGTTGTACTGTTCATCGAACCCTGGGTGAAATTTGGGGTTACTATTTCCGCGCTTGCTACCGTGGGTGATGCCAGTAGAAAGACTAAAAGCCATTTCTTCATTGTTTTGTTTTTAAGTCGCTGTTACCGTTTTTCTTAGCGTTGCCATTACCTGTAGACAGTCCAAAAGTTGCGAGTGCTCCTGTGAAAATCGAGGCAGGGAACGTGATATCGCCACCTGGACTCTTCTTAAACATTGGAAGCTCGACGTAATTTAAAGTGATGATAAATCCGGACCAAATGACAACTCCCAAACGCACCATTGCGCCTAAGATCACCATCTGTTCTTCATGATCATCTACATTTTCTTTTAATTTACTTAAGAGACCTTTTGGTTTTTCTTTCGCTGTTCCTTCCATTTATCAATTTTCTTTTGTAAGAATTTCTGTACTTGTTTTTTAATCTTGTCAAAGAAAGGTGTTGCTAGGGTGGTAGTGGCTACAGCTGCAACAGCAGCATACGTAGCAGTAGCTACAACTTCTGCTGTAGGTAGAGGTAAGTCAAAATCTACAACAGGTAAGTTTAATTTAGGTTGTTCTGTTTGTACTTCTTCCTTTTCTTTCTGCATTTCTACTCCCTCTGGAGCCTCTAAATTACTGGGAGGTATGACAATGGGTGGGAATACTGGCATATCTGCAGTGGGTGGTTTTAGAGGGATGCTAGGCATCTCTAAAGCTTTAGGAAGTTTAGAACTAGTTAGACGAATGGATGGTAAGTCCACTAGGCTATACGAGCTTTCCCTGCAGTGATAGCTGCATCAATCGCAGTAAAGTCTTCATTTGTCCATATAGACGTAGTATTGTCTTCTTTTTTGTAAGATTTAATAAGTTCTAGATGATCTGTATTACGTTTAATACGATCCTTCCATTCTTGCTCAGTTTCATTTGTTTTTTTAGCTGTCTCTGAGTTTATTAAAGTTACGCTATCACCTGCAGCACGAAATATTTGAGCTACTTCATCAGTTGTTCTTTCAGCCATCAGTTTCTTCCTCCGTTTTAGTTTCGTTAAGTTCTTTTGCTTGACGTTCTAGTTCTTGAAGAGCACCATTGATTTCGTTAACACGTGCAATTGCTTTATCTCTTTCTTGTAGAAGTTCGTTTGCTCTTTCTTGAATTTTTTCCATGTTTAATTAGGTGAATGTTTATTTTGCCTCTAAGGCAGTTACTTTTGCTGATAGTTCTTTAATGGCGTTAACTAATACAGGAACTAACCTCTCATACTTAAGACCATAAGCTGTGTCATCTTCATTGAGATTGACTACGAGCATGTCATCTTTCTTACTAGCAAAGCCATCAGCCTGCTCTATTGCTAGTACATCTTGTGCTAAGAAACCGATGTGTTGTCTTGCTGTTTTCTTTGAACCGTCTGGTGTAGTAGATAGATCATCACTATACCAACAACGCTTGTCCCATCTGTAGGTAATAGGATTTAATTTGTTAATCCAATCTAATCCATGAGTAAAGTTTGTAACATCTGTTTTATCTCTACTGTCTGAAGATGATATAGATGTATCAGCACAATAGAAATCAGCTATGCTGTTATTACCTAGACAAATAGTATTACTACCTGTTGTTATATTACCAGATGGTGCGGAACTTCCACCTGCCTGTGATCCTAGTAATAAATTATTTGTTCCTGACGTGACACCCCTTCCAGCATAACCAATAATAGTATTATCACCTCCTGTGTCTATATCTTTACCAGCCTCATAACCAACTAATGTGTTACCACTAGCACTAGTTGAATCGGTTCCAGCTCTAAAACCAATTGCAATATTATTATTACCAGTTAAAATACCAGTTCCTAATGCTTCACGACCTATAGCTATAGTATCTTGTGCAGATGTTATGCTTCGACAAGCTTTATATCCAATACCTATGTTATAAGGCATACTAGTATATTGATTACGCATTACTTCGTAACCAATACCTATATTATGATCTGCTGTTGAAGCAGCAGCAGCATAATATCCTATCCCAATATTATAATCAGTTTTAACAGCATGAGAGCCATTATGCATGTTGTATTGTCCAGCTCCATACCCTACAGCTACGTTGTAGTCACCTGTTTGAGGAGTACTTTGAGTTCCAGATAAAGTCTTATAGCCAACTGCGACATTACCATCTCCTGAAGTCAACCAACCAAGAGCGTCTCTACCTAAAGATGCATTTTGTTGGCCATCATGGGTACCAGAATTTGTAATATTACCACCACCTGCATAAGCACCAACAGCTGTGTTGTCGTTAGACGTTATCATTTTTTTTCCAGCACTATAGCCTATATTCGTGTTACGATGTCCAGCGTTCCCGGTATAAGCTGCCTCAGTTCCTACATTAGTGTTATAGTTACCACTTACTTCGTGACCCGCCCTATGACCTACAGAAACATTATTATGTCCAGTTTGGTTATATGCAGCACTTTCAGTACCAATAGAAGTGTTCTGGTAACCTGTAGACATTAAACGATTACTGTAATGTCCAACACCAACATTGTTGTGGCCAGTAGTTAGATAAGAACCAACAGCCCCTATACCTAGATTTTTATCTCCAGTAGCACCATTACTAGATCCTTTCAATGAATCGCTACCAATTCCAATACAATAATCACCAGTTACATTTTTTCCAGCTTCAAAACCTACAAAAGTATTTTGATCCCCAGTAGTAATTGATGTACCAGCGTCATAACCAAATAAAGTATTTTTAAGTGCATCCGTACCACTAAAGCTATCTCCAGCGTTTGTACCTCCAATAGTGTTGTACTGTGCATCACTAGAAATACTAATAGCAGCATCAGCCCAATAACCTTCTCCACTTCCATCAGCAGTTAGTACTTGACCAGAAGAAGGTGTTCCGCCATTGTCTTTAAGAATAAAGTTAATTCCTGGTATGCGGAACTTAGTAATATCTGTATTGCCTAAAGTTATTTCATTTGAAACACTTGACGATGAAGGTTGAGCACCTTTTCCAATAAGAGTGTTATTATCTCCCGTTGTTAAATTACTACCAGGATAAGGTCCAATTAGCGTGTTATAGGATCCTGTTGTGATACTTCCACCTGCCGCGATTCCAACTCCAACGTTGTAGAATCCAGTAGTTACATCATCAAGACAAAATGCTCCCAATGCCGTGTTGTAATAACCAGAGGTGTGGTTCTTTAATGCTTGCCACCCCAAGCCTGTATTTTGATAACCAGTACTTTGGCCTGAAACACCCCTACCACATTGATTACCAATGTAAGTTACTTTATCTCCTGTACTATATTTACCCGCTTCATTACCTATATAAATAAGACCTTCTCTCCAATCTGGTGCTCTATAACCTGCTGAAGTACCAATTGCAATTAAATCACTAGAGTTAGCTGAGAATCCGTCTCCTGCAGCTAACCCAAGAGCAATATTAGTAGTACCACCATTACTATTACCAGCAGTTGCTGTATATAAATTATAAGTTGTACTATTCCAAGTAGTACCACCACCAAGAGCAGCCCATGTCAACCCACCTGTATTTCCTGATTGAGCTGTTAAAGCATAACCATTAGTAGGTGAGTTAGATACTTTTAAATTTGCTTCATCAATTACGTTATCTGCAATACCAGTAGATGTAACTTCAGCAGATTCTTTAACTAGTGGATGACCTCCAGCTGTACTGCCATCATGTACAACAAGTGTATCTTTCGTTGTATCTACAGTGACTTCGCCTTCCGCACCAGTGAAGCTACTGTGTTGTGAGGTTGTACCTCTTCTTAATTTTAATTGTTTAGCCATGGTTTAAAGTGTTCCGAAGTCGATTTGTAAATTATTTCCACTGACAGTTCCTACTTCAGTGAGGTTTTTATCATTGCAATCTAGGTGTCCTCCTAGCTCTGGAGTCGTATCAGCTGCTACGTCTGTTAGACCACTAATAATTCCTGAGAATGCACTGCCTGTATAGTATTTAAGTATGTTATTAGAACTGTCATACCATAGGTCTCCTGCTGATGGACTGCCTGGAGATGAGTTAGAAATAGTGTATTCATTAGCGTAACGGTTAACATCAGCTATTGAACCTGCAACTGTATTGATATTAGCGTTAGCACCAGCAACAGTATTTATATTTGTATTGTTACCAGCTACCGTAGTGATATTTGTATTGTTACTTGCAACTGTATTGATATTTGAGTTATTACCAGCAACAGTAGCAATGTTTGCATTAGCTGCAGCTACAGTAGATATGTTTGAGTTAGCTGCTGCTACAGTATTTATATTAGTGTTATTACTACTAACAGTATTGATATTCGTTGCATTACCTGCAACTGCATTGATGTTAGTACTATTACCAGCTACTGCTGTTATGTTGCTAGATATACCAGCTACAGTAGAAATGTTGCTAGTAATACCAGCTACTGTATTAACGTTAGCGATATCATCAGCAACCGTACTAATATCACCACCTGTACCTGTTGCTATAGATTCTGTTACAAGACCTAAATCATTAGAATAGGTAATATCACCAGCTACGATAGATATATCAGTTAATTGAGATTGGTTTGGACTTGTAGCCGAGAATCCATCACCTGATGATGAATCATAAACCATCATCACCTTATTAGATGATGAATCAAACCATAAGTCTCCATTCTGCAATGCAGTATTATCTGCTCTTGTAGTTGGAGCTGAAGTGCTTATCTGATAGACATCAGAGAAGTTATTTATATCAGCAACATTAGTAGCTGCAGTACTGATAGCACTAGCAATACCAGCAACTGTAGTTAACTCAGTAGCTTTAGGTGTAAGTCTATGGAATGTATAAGTATTGAGTGTAGATGTTGTCTCTACAATCATTCCAAAGGTGGCTGAATATGTTGTGCTATTGGCTAAACCAGTAATGGTGACTGTTGAGTTACCGACAGTACCGTTAGTAATTGTTGCCACTCCTGATCCATTGGAGACAAGGTTGCTGCTGAGAGCTTTAATAGATACAAGAGTTCCAGTGCCGTTATTAACGTCAGGGTTAGTGTTAGGAAAAGATGTTTCATTATCTATAGGTACAAAACCACCTACTTCATCTACAAGATCAACAATTCGTGCATCAATAGCTGCTGTAGTAGCAATCTTATTATCAGCTGCAGACCAAGTTTCACCTGATTGGATTTCACCTAAGCTGCCTAACTTATAGAAGTTAGCGTCAACCTCAGTTTCTGTATAATATCTATTATCTAATTGACCAGCATCTAACTCTGTCTCCGTATAATACCTACCATCTAGATCCGTAGATCCAACAGAGGTGACGTGACCCTGAGCTGTAACAGTAATATCCTGTAAGACATTACCATTACTATTATTTACTGTTGAGTCAGCTCCAGTGACATTGTGGTTGATCGTAACCTGACCACCTGATGCACTCTTAGAAAGATCAGTACCAGCCAGTACATCCCCTTCTAAAGCTATATCAACTTTGTTATCTATACGTGCATCAATAGCACCTGATGTAGCAATGGTTGTATTATTACCTGTCCAAGTTTCTCCACTTGTATAGGTTTCTGCTCCTGTATCCCAAGTATTAGTATCTACATATGTTTTATTAACTCCATCAGTACCTGCTGTAGGAGTTCCAACATTGATTAGTTTGTTATTACCAAGTGATAAATCACCTAGCATTGGGTCATCACCAAAAGAAGAGAATGCAAATGCATCAACTTCTTGAGCTGTATATAGTATCTGGTCAAAGTCGTTATTCAGATCTTCCGCTTTAATAGCAGAACCAGGATAGAATGTTGCTTTCTTAGCATCATTATTCGTATCCCTGAATATTAATATAGTGGACCCGTTGGCTGGAGCTGTATTGAATTGAAGTGTTGTGGCTGTAGGTAGTGTGTATTCAGTTGTTGCTTGAGTAGTACCGTTAACTTTTACCTTAACGTCTGTACTCGCTAGATATGGAAATGTAAATGAATAGGTCGTTGTCGATCCATTCCCTGTGTATTGATTTGAGACTACTGCCATTAGTATTCATTGTTATATTGCTTGGGTGATTTATTTAAGTTTGTGAGTCTTTTGAAATTCCTTAATTTGTTTATTTATTTCGTTTGCTCGTTTGTTATTACCAATTGATCGTTGACGTGCTTCAAACATATGCCAGTCTCTAAGTTTCTCTAGATTCCTAACCTTATCATGTGTAGACTTATCTCTTCTAGTCTTCTCCCATGCATACTTCTTAGCACCAGTAAATAGTTTTCTAATCTGTTCACCATGGAAGGTACTACGAACATTGTACTGTCTACCAGCTCTCTTATCATTCTCCATATCAATTATAGATTGAATGATACGAGGATTTTTAAATAGTAATTCTAATTCTTGTTCTAAGTTAGCTAGACCGTTTGGACTGTATTCATGGACGTAGCTTTGGAATCTAGATCTTAAGTCTGGATAATGTTTTAATGACATACCATTCTTAGGAGCTGTCATAAACGTTTCTTTTAAATCAATTCCACTTCTCATTAACCATTGTCTAGTTGGGGTAGAAGCAGTGTTGATGTTAAAAGGTAACATGGTATTAACCATTCTTGTTGTCCAGTCCCAATTTCTTATACGGCTTCCGTCTAATAAATCCATCTTATATGGAAGTAATTCACCATTAGAGATCGCATCAGCCCATAAGTTTCTATTACCTATACTCTGTAAGAATCCAGCATTCAATTCTCTCATACCAGGATCTAGGAGTTTACCTAAATCATTTCTTATACCAGCCCAAGGTAGTTGATTATTAACTAAATTAGCAGCGTTCCTCATCTTAGCTCGATGACTACTACCTGTGAACATTTCTGATAAGTCATTCAAACCTGTAAGGAATGATTTGTTTGTTACGTTCTGAGCTATAAACCAACCTATTCTACTTAACTGATCACTAGTCCATTCATCACCCATTACTTTTTGAGCATCACCTATATCAGCAACAGCAAAAAGTATCCCAGCTAAAGGCTCCAAAGATGATAAATCAACGTACTCATCACCTACCTTTAACGATCGTGCTTGCCAGTTTGATAATTGTGTCCAAGTCTCTCTTAACTCTCTATCAGGTGGTCCATTACCAGTTAAGTTACCTGCTAAGTATGCACCCGAAGCAAGAGATACGAAACCATATCCCATAGCAGCTCTACCTTTAGCAATAGAAATAGCTATCTCGTGATCATCCTGAGATTTAATTCCATACTTAATCATTTCTGGATCATCCCAGAGTTTGGTCATTATGTCGCTATGTTCTTTTAGATAACGATTTAAACCAGGTGTGTATTTAGATGTCATCTTTAAAGCGTTGACACCTGTTCTCATAAAGACAAACCAAGGTCTTATATATGGAAACTGCTCAAAGAATCCTTCTAGGTTCTTACCCCATAAATCTAATTCTTGAGTTAGTTTTGCTTCTGAAGAATGAAACTTTGCCATTTCATCTTGTAGTGTTCCATCTGCACTCCAGACTTTTGATTCAAGGTTCTTCTCTGCTTTATTAATAAGATCAGGTAGATCTCTATCACTAAGAGCTTTGAATTGATCTACTGAATCATAGACCTCATTAAATGCTAATTGTCGTTGTCTACCTCTACCTATTATTTGTGTAAAAGCAGCATCAATGGATGTTAATGCTCTAGGACCATAATTGGTAAACTGACTTTTATTTATATTTCTAAGTACATCAGTAAAATGAACAGCAGTTAGATCACCAAGACTTCCTGTATTTTCAAAATACTTCTTAGTTGCTTCCCATTC